TTGGACTAACCATGATCGCAGGATACTGGTTATCCATGCTTGGGATGGTAGTCAATGCTTATTTTCATTTTAATCCCATGGAAGATTTAACACCCGATAGAGTTACCCTTCTTTCTCTTTTGGAGAAAGCACAGATAGAGGTGGTTGAGAATGCATCCATGTGCTGGCAACGACAGAATCAGTTTGCTGGATTTACTCTTTCCAATCCAACAACACAAGTCATTACAGTTATCATCTGTACAGATTCTATTAGGAAACACTATCCCAATAAGGTAAGATCTGCTATTGAGGTTAACCGAACCGTGGATCATGAGGCACTTCATGCTGCTCAGTTCTGTAAGCATGATTATCATCCTGGGTCAGTGTCAGATGATTGGACTGTCGATAATGAGGAAGAGGCGTTATACTATGAAGACAAACCCATGCAGGTGGGGGAGAAACTTATTGAATTCTGCTTTTGATTATGAAAATTACTGACGAGATTATTAAAGAACTTGAGTGCATGCTTGATATGCGCAAGAAGAATGGTGAAGAGATTTGGCCAGATGGCACAGAACTAGAGTTCAAGATCCCTGGCACCTTTGCTGCTGATAAGTTCATTGTGATCAAGAGGAAAGAACCACGGGTAGAGAGCAACCCTGATCCTGATCTGAAACCACACCACAAGTTTGGTGAGAAGGTTCAAGGCAAACCAGGCACAGGGTGGCCATTGGGATGAAGTGTCCATTGAAAACCCCACTCAGGTATCCTGGTGGCAAGTCGAAGGCAATCACCACTCTGTCAAAGTGGTTGCCTTCTGATATCAAACACTATAGGGAACCATTTATTGGTGGTGGATCAATGGCAATCTATATTGCTCAGGCATATCCATCTACTGATATATGGATCAATGATCTCTATGTTCCTCTGTACAACTTCTGGGTGCAGTTGAGAGACAATGGTGAGGAATTGTCTGACAGGATCTATGAGATCAAGTCTAAGATCAAAGGTGATGACGATGCACACAAGCAACTCTTCACAGAGATTGCTGAGTCTATTGATAGTCAGACTGGTATCGACCAGGCAGTAAGTTTCTTCATCATGAACAAGTGCTCTTACTCTGGTCTTACCCAGAACAGCACATTCTCTGTGACTGCTTCTCGTTCTAACTTCTCTCTGGTTGGTGCTGAGAAACTGAAGAAGTTCTCTGCCTTGATTAAGAACTGGAAGATCACGAATATTGATTACTCAGAACTGCTAAAAGGACAGGCAAAAAAGACTTTCGTTTTTCTTGACCCTCCTTATGATATCAAGGACTTCTTGTACGGTAAGGACCGTGAGATGCATCGTGGATTCGATCATGATATTTTTGCCAAGAAAGTCTATAAGACAAAGCATCAGTTTATGATCACATACAATGTCAACGATCGTCTGCTTGACCTCTACAAGGACTATCACTGCCGTGAGTTTGATCTTAGGTACTCTATGGTTCATCGTGGTGACAAAGGCACCAAGGACAACGTGAAGAAGGAATTGCTGGTGACTAACTATAAGGTAGAAAACAATCTGGAAGGATTCTTCTCATGAAAATGGAAGTAACTTTGTACGTGGCAGGAACTGTATTCAAAGAACAAGTTATTGCTCGTGATTATCAGGAAGCAAGAGAAGTTGCTCTTGCCAGAAATCCTAATGCAACTGTTATTGGTGTCAATGCTAAATTTACTTAAAATATGGAAGTATGCACTGGGGAGTTTTAGTGATGACAAGACGGCTCCTTATGACAATTACGTTGCTGGCATACGCACCGTTATTTTTATTTCTTACATGGTCACTAACACTTTTATTATATCTGGAGTAATCAGGCACTGGAATGGAACTGAAAGATTGGTTGAAGTCGATCAACGAAACCAAACAGAATATCTTAGACGAGGATCCGACAGAGAAATATCCTGCGTTCATTATCAATAAATGTCTGTCTGGGACTATAGATGCTTTGATGTTTGCCAATGAAATGAACAAGCATCCTTCATTGGATCTTAAACTCCAATATGATTTTCTTCTAAATAGTTTGCGAAAGAGAAAAAGATTCTCTCCCTGGCTTCGCAAGGAGAAAGTGAAAGATCTTGATGCTGTTAAATCTTATTATGGTTATAGTAATGAGAAGGCGCAGCAAGCACTTAAAATTCTAAACACAGAACAACTTGATTATATCAAGTCTAGACTTGATACTGGAGGAATGAAATGAGCGTCGTGCAAGAACCTGAAGTCAACTGGGATCCTAGCCAGATGGTTGAGGTTGTCCTATCTGAACCAGATGACTTTCTTAAGGTTCGTGAAACATTGACACGTATTGGTGTTGCTTCTCGCAAGGAAAAGAAGTTATACCAGTCATGTCATATCCTTCATAAACAAGGTAAGTATTACATCGTTCACTTTAAAGAACTATTTGCTCTAGATGGCAAGAGAGCAAACCTGACTGTCAATGATGTTCAACGTAGGAACAGAATTGTGCAGTTGCTTGCGGACTGGGGTCTAATCGAGATTGTTGATTCTAGTACAATTTCTGATATTGCACCTCTTAATCAAATTAAGGTATTGTCGTTTAAAGACAAAGGACTTTGGGTTCTTGAGACAAAATATAATATTGGTCGTAAAAAGACAGAGACAACCGAATAAATATGGACGGGTATCATCACCCCGTTTTTCTAGGTAGTGTGATTAAATAGTATTGGATGCCTTCGGGGTCCACACAACGTAATCTCGCTATCTAGGAGAAACTTCAAATGACGAACCTTACGAGGTACAATGCTGCCAACATAAACCAATTGTTGGATCGTATTACCAAAAACAGCATTGGTATGGACGAATATTTTGATCGCCTGTTTGCTCAACAACAGCAGTCAAACTATCCCCCCTACAATCTTGTGCAACTTAGTGATGTAGAATCTCGGTTAGAACTCGCACTAGCTGGATTTAAAAAGGAGGAAGTACATGTCTACACCCAAGATGGAAAACTTTTCGTCGAAGGAACCAGGGACGACAGCAAGGACGAAGAAAGCACATTCATCCATAGAGGACTGGCTCAACGATCTTTCACCAGATCTTGGACCCTCAGTGATGAGACGGAAGTTGGATCAGTTACTTTTGAGGATGGGCTTCTAACCGTGTGTCTACGCAAGATCGTACCAGAGGCTCATCAAAGAAAGGACTATCTCTAAATAGATTGACTATCGTTGTCGCAACAGAGGGGAGACTGGCACAATCCAGTTGACTCCCCTCTTTTTTATTGGTATAATGTATTGAGGTTATAGTAACTTATGTCTGTCAAACTTGTATTACTGAAATCTGGTGAGTCAGTTCTAACTGATTTGAAAGAGATTGTAAAGGATGAAGAAATCAAAGGATATGTCTTTGAGAGTCCACTGGTGGCAATTGCTATGCCACAGAATGTATTCCTTGCAGAAGGTGTTAACAAACCAGAGAAGCTAGATATTAGACTAGAGTCTTGGATGCCTTTGAGTATTGATAAGAGGATGGTAGTTCCCAAAGACTGGATTGTCACCTATGTGAATCCAATCAAGGATCTTGTAGAAATGTATGAGGAATGTACTAATGGAACCGATGGCGATCAAGTGTCTTCTACTGAAGAATAATGCTCTGTTAATTGCTCAGGTTGAAGAAGTCGTAGGTCAGATTGGTGAACCTGATTGCAGGTTGCTCAAACCATATCTGGTTGAAAGACCCTCACTTGAGATTACAGACTGGTTGGATTTTACCAACCAAACTGATATAATGATTAGGTCGGATGATGTCTTGACCTTTGTTGACCCCAAGGGTGAACTACTTGACAAATACTTAAAACAGATTGAATGAAGTTCTACACTAATGTTCAGATGGTTGGGGACAGGTTCCTCGTCCGTGGCTATGAGAATGGTCAACATTTCATGGTTCGTGAGGAATTTCAACCAACTCTCTTTGTGCAGTCAAAGAAGAAGACTAAGTACAGAACTCTAGAGGGTGAGTATGTTCAGTCTATTCAACCTGGCACAGTCAGGGACTGTCGTGAGTTTATCAAGAAGTATGATGATATTGATAACTTCAGTGTCTATGGTAATGAGAGATACATCTATCAGTATATTGCTGAGAAGTATCCAGAAGAAGAGATTAAGTTTGACATTAGTAAGATTCGTTTGGTAACGATTGACATCGAGACCAAATCTGAGAATGGATTTCCTAACGTAGAGACAGCAGACCAAGAGTTGCTGCTTATTACTATTCAGGATTACACAACCAAGGCAATCATCACATGGGGTGTAGGTCCTTTCAAGAACAACCATCCAAAGGTTGAGTATCGACAGTTCAGTAACGAGCATGCCATGCTGTCTGACTTCAGTCAGTGGTGGGAAGATAACATGCCTGACGTGGTTACTGGATGGAACATCCAGCTGTTCGATATCCCATACCTGGTAGGACGTATTGACCGTGTTCTAGGAGAGAAGAGGTGCCGTAGGTTCTCTCCCTGGGGTTTGGTGAGTGAGAAAGAATTGTTTATCAAAGGTAGAAAGTACAAGACGTATGACGTGGGTGGTATCACTCAACTGGACTACCTAGAGTTATACCGAAAGTTTACATATACAAACCAAGAGTCATATCGTCTTGATCATATTGCCAACGTTGAGTTGGGTCAGAAGAAATTAGATCACTCTGAGTTCGACACTTTTAAGGATTTCTACACACAAGGGTGGCAGAAGTTTGTTGAATATAATATAATTGACGTGGAACTTGTCGATCGTCTTGAGGACAAGATGAAACTCATCGAACTTGCCATCACTATGGCATACGATGCAAAGGTAAATTATGCCGATGTATTCTATCAGGTTCGCATGTGGGATACTATCATTTATAACTACCTCAAGAAAAGAGACATTGTAATTCCACCTAAAGTCAATTCGTCGAAGAGTGAAAAGTATGCAGGCGCCTATGTCAAGGAACCGATTCCGGGAAAGTATGATTGGGTTGTGTCTTTTGACCTTAACAGTCTCTACCCTCACCTTATTATGCAGTACAACATCTCGCCAGAAACACTCCTGGAAGAGAGACACCCAACGTCAAGTGTTGATCGAATCCTTGCGGAGGAGATAAACTTTGAGATGCACAAGGACTATGCAGTCTGTGCTAATGGTGCCATGTACCGTAAGGACGTGCGTGGTTTCTTGCCTGAACTAATGGATAAGATGTATGGTGAACGTGTCATCTTCAAGAAACGGATGCTCAAAGCAAAGCAGCAGTATGAGAAGACTCCTACTGATGCACTTAAAAAAGAGATCGCCAGATGTAACAACATTCAAATGGCGAAGAAGATTGCTCTTAACTCTGCTTATGGTGCTATTGGTAATCAATACTTCAGGTATTACAAACTAGCAAATGCTGAGGCAATCACACTCTCAGGTCAAGTCTCAATTCGTTGGATTGAGAACAAGATGAATGAGTATCTAAATAAACTCTTATCCACCGAACAAGAGGATTACGTAATTGCATCTGACACCGATTCAATTTATCTTAATCTTGGACCTGTTGTTGATAAATTTTTTGGTGCTAAGTCTGGCGACAAAGCAGCAGTTGTGGCTTTACTTGATAAGATCTGCCAGGAGAAACTGGAACCTTTTATCGAACGTTCATATCAAAGGTTGGCGACGTACGTTAATGCGTACGACCAAAAAATGCAAATGAAACGTGAGAACATTGCCGATCGTGGTATTTGGACTGCCAAGAAACGGTATATTCTCAACGTATGGAATAGTGAGGGTGTAGCATATTCTGAACCAAAACTTAAGATCATGGGTATTGAGGCAGTCAAGTCCTCGACACCATCGGCATGTCGTGATATGATTAAGTCTGCACTCAAACTAATGATGAGTGGCACTGAGGAAGATGTCATCGAATACATTGACAAGTGTCGTTCAGAGTTCAAGTCTCTTCCACCAGAGGATGTATCATTTCCTCGCAGTGCTTCTGATGTTCAGAAGTACAAAGGTTCTAGCACCATCTATGTGAAGGGGACACCTATTCATATTCGTGGTGCTTTGCTTTATAACCATATGATCAAGGAAAAGAAACTTACAAACAAGTATTCTTTTATTGACAACGGTGAGAAGATTAAATTTTGCTATCTCACCAGTCCAAACCCAATGCGTGAAAATGTTATTTCATTCATTCAAGATTTCCCCAAGGAACTTGACTTGAATAAGTATGTTGATTACGAACTTCAATTTACCAAATCCTTTCTCGATCCACTGAAAGCAATCCTTGATGTTATCGGTTGGAACGTGGAAAAAACTGTAAACCTAGAACTATTCTTCTCATGACTGACAACGAAAGGTGGAACCGAGGATTAGATATTTTTATTGA